CGCCACGTTCATGCGGCCATGTCCGGTTCAACAGCGCAGTCAGGTCGCCCCAGGCCTCATGCCGGTCCGGCCCGCCCTCGATCACGATGTGATCGACGAACCAGCTTTCGAGGCCGCGGCCCCAGGCCCAGACATCAACCTCGATCCGGTCTTTCTGGACGTCGCCACCTGCCGTCAGAAACAGCCCGCCCGCAGGAACCATGCCCGGTTTCCAGCGCTCGCGCCGGTCGTAGAGCCTTTGCCAGTCCGGCGCTTCACCCGTCTCGACCCACGTCTCGCCGAGGATCGTGTTTCGGAATGCCTTGATCGCTTCGTCCGATCCTTGCGCCGCATCCCACGCCCGCACGATCCGCTCCCAGCTGAGCCAGCCAATGGGCGAATAAAGCGCCGAGAGGTGATAGCCGACGGTGCCGGGATCGGCTGCGGTCGCCGTCGCCCGCCATTCGCCTGCCTCCAGCATTGCCGTCTTGTTGTGTTCGGCGATGGACGTTTCGCAGCCTTCGCAATGATATTCAGCAGTCTCCGGCCGCCCCTTTTGCCAGCGGAGCCGTTCGAACTTCAGCCACTGTTCCTGACCGCAATGCGGGCACGGCACGAAGAACCGCCGCTGGTCGCTGGCATCATATTCGCGCTCGATCCGGCTCAGCCCCCGGATCGTCGGGGTCGAGACCAGAAACACCTTGCGCCGATGGGCAAATGTCAGCGACCGCGCTTCGGCCAGCGTGACCGGATCGCCTTCGTCGTCGGCCGAGGCCGGATAAGCGTCGACCTCGTCGAGGAAGATGTAACGCGCGGGCGTCGAGCGCAGCCCAACCGCCGAGTTAGCCCCGGTCATGATCAGGATGCCGCCCGCAAATTCCTTCGACAGCATCGTATTGCCTGCGTCGCGGGACCGGGCCGGTTTGACCCGCTCCCGCAATTCGGGGCTCTCGTCGATCAGCGGGTCAATCCGCTGGCGCGAGTTTCGTTTCGCCAATTCCACCGTCGGCTGGACCGCCAGCATCGGACCCGGCGCCTGGTGGATGGCGAAGCCGATCCAGTTGTTGCCTGCCTCGGTCGCGCCGACCTGCGCCGCCTTCATGAACACGATCCGCTGGGTGGGATCGCCGGGCGACAGCCGGTCCATGATTTCGCCCATGTAGGGCGTGCGGGCGGTGCGATACCGACCAGGTTCGGCCGACGCGCGGCCCGAAAGCATCCGATGTCGGTCCGCCCATTCCGACACGGTCAAGTCCGCATCCGGCGTGAGGCCAGCACCCCAGGCGCGCAGGATTTCTGCCGCACCGTCGAACTCAAAGGCTTCATCACCGGAGATCGGGTTTGACCTCGGCAAGATCGTCGAGCTGGGCACGGACATGTTTTTCCAGAACCTTCTGCATCGCGGCGGGCTCTACACCTAAATCGGCCGCCATCAGCGCCGCCGCACGCGCGGGCCAGTTCACCCAGACATCTCGCTCCTGCCGCGCCAGCCGAAAGACCAGCGACAGCGCGCGGGCGCGGTCGATCAACTCGCCCTTGAGCTTCTGCAGCCGGAGACGGCGTTCCTGCGCCTTCAGCACTTCATTGGCCGTCTTGGCCTGTAGAAACGTGGTGCCACTGCCGACGGGAGGTGCGGCCATTCCCTGTTCGCGCAACGTTTCGCCCACGGCAGAGACCGCCGTATCTGGGACGGGCTTGAGTTTCGGCTGCGGCGGCTTGCGGGTCTTCGACGGATCGGTCGCCTCCGCGCGCAGAGCATCGCTGGCCGCCACGTCGATGCTGCCATCGCCGTGTAGCACCAACCGCCCCGTCGCTTTGGCCTTCTGGATTGCCCCGCGTGAAAGGCCGACGCGGGCGGCGTATTGGCGCTCGCTCAGACCCTCCATTGCGCGCTCCGATTATCATTCAAAATCATGTGCTTATGTAGTTGATAAGCCTCCGCACCAGAGCGAACGTGGTTCCACGAAAACGATGCAACTCACCAAGGAGCCGCCAAGATGACCCGCCTGAACCCCCAGACATCGCCCCGCCACCAGCTGCGCGCCGAGAAGGCTGCGCGGAACAAGGAAGCAGCGCTTAGCGCCTTCATGGGCAAGAAAGCCGAGATCGACGAGATGCTCGCCCGTTTGTCTAGCCTGAGCGACGACCACTTCAACGCCCACCCCGACGAGATCAACTGGGGCCATGTCGGCACCCTTGAGCATTACGCCAGCCTCCTGAAGCGCATCACCGACAGCGCCTTCAGAGAAGGCGAGCACGCGGAGTAAGCACCATGGAAACCAGCACCATCCGGATTGCCATCCGTAGGCTGCCCGATCATTTCGACCCAAGCCGCATCACCACTGTCCTCGACGAAATCGAAAGCGCCCTGATGGACGACGGCGGCGTTTATGTCCGCGCCTATGCCGACAGCATGACGATCACCATCGAGGTTCCGACCAGCCAGCTGATCGATGCGGCAACCAGCCTGAAAGACCTCGACCTGATCTGAACCGAGCAGCCGCTCAGACCCGCCCCGCATGTGCGGGGCTCGTCCCGGTAGAAGGGTCGCATTCCGCGCCCCCGATGACCGGAGACAACCATGGCCAAGAATTCTGCCCCCACAACAAATGATGCAGCCCCGCGCCAGACCAAGCAGCAGATCATGATCGATCTCCTGCGTCGGCCCGAAGGCGCGGGCATCGAAGAGATCACCGCTGCGACCGGATGGCAGTCGCACACTGTGCGCGGCGCAATGTCCGGCGCGCTCAAGAAAAAGCTGGGGCTCGAGATCACCTCAGAAAAGACAGAGGAACGCGGACGCGTCTATCGGATCGAGCGCTGATTTCGATCCGGCGCACCGCTGAAGTAACGACTATATGGAAGCCGTCGCCGTGTAAGCGGCGGCTTCGTCTTTCTCATCCGGATCGCCTCGAAGAGCCGCCGCAGCACATAGGACCGCGCAACGCTCACCACCGTGAATACGGCCCCCATTTTCAGGTTCTGCGCCAGCGTCGTGTGCAGCCCGAAGATCGGGAAGATCAGGATTTGTGTAGCGACGGCGACGCCGTAGCCCACGATCACATTGGCGACGGACTCAACCAGCGACATGAGGCGCGACTGCTTCATGCGGCAACCTCATCCATCGGCCAGCAATTCAGCTGCGAGAGTTCGAAGCGCATGCGCCGCAACCAGGGGGACCACGCCGTTGCCACAAAGGCGAAGCCGGTCCACCCGGTGGGCCAGCCCATCAGCGCCTCGACGAACAGCGGGTTCAAGGTCCGGCGCTGCTCTAAGGTATCGGTCCCAGCCACCTGCGTCACCAGGACCTGGCGGCCAAGCAGGCCGTTCACAGGCGTGTTCGCCAGTGTTGTCGCCCCGTCCTTGTGATCCCGCGCCGTCGGCGTCATCCACATGCGGCTGGCATGGGTCAGATCCGCTGTCTTGCGGTTCCCAGCACTCGGCTTGCACCCGTCGTTCGCCATCGGCGTCGGCCAGTCCCGCGCCATGCCGTCCAGACCCTTCTCGTGCTTCCGGTCTCCTCCCCGGCTCCGAAAGCTGTCGGTCTGCGGCGTCGGCCACATCGCCGCACTCGTCGCCAGGTTCATCCCATGCTTGCCTGCTTCCTGAGACGGCGTTGGTTTCGTCTGCCGGTTCTCGTTGGCACTGGCCCGGGGCGTCGGCCATAGCCGCAACATCTCCGTCCGGTTGCCGCCGCTCGAGCGGATCCCGGAGCAGGCGCGCGGGGTCGGCCAGTTCGTCGCCCTCGCGGATGGCGAGTATGAACAGCCGCTCACGCTTGTGGGGCGCACCGACTTCCGCCGCCGTAATGAGGCCTGCCGCAAGGCGGTAGCCCATGCCGACCAGCCCTCCGGCGACTTCGGGGAAGCCGAGGCGGAGATGATGGGCGACATTCTCGAGAAAAACGAAGGGCGGCTCGACTTCAGCGATGATGCGGGCGACATGGGGCCAGAGGTGGCGCGGGTCTTCAGTGCCGAGGCGCTTGCCCGCGACGGAGAACGGCTGGCACGGATAGCCCGCAGTGACGATGTCCACCGCGCCGCGCCATGGTCGGCCGTCAAAGGTTCCAACGTCGTCCCAGACAACAGCCTGATCCAGGGACGCGTCTTCCATCCGCGCCACGAGAGTGGCTGCGGCGAAGGTTTCCCGTTCGACATGGCCCACAGCACGATATCCGGGGATGGCGATGGTGAGCCCGAGGTCGAGTCCGCCCGCGCCCGAGCAGAGGGAGAGACCAAACAGGCATGCGTCTTCGGGTCCGGAAACGCGTCCGGAGGAAGGTAGAGCCAGGTCATGCATGCCTCAATCGTCTTTGTTCTTGATTTCGTTGAACGTCTCGCCCGAGCCGGACAGAACTGCGTCCTGGCCCGTGAACTGTTGCCACCGCTCCACGGCAACATCGACGTAAGCCGGATTGAGTTCGATCCCGAAGCACACGCGCCCGGTCGTTTCCGCCGCGATCAGCGTGGTGCCGGAGCCCATGAAGGGCTCATAGACGGCCTGACCCGGGCTGGAATTGTTCAGGATGGGCCGACGCATGCATTCGACGGGCTTCTGCGTCCCGTGAACCGTGTCGGCATCCTGATCCTTGTTGGCAATCTGCCAGAGCGTCGTCTGCTTGCGATCACCCGCCCAATGGCCCTTGCCGGTCTTTTTCACCGCATAGAGGCACGGCTCGTGCTGCCAATGATAATCGCCGCGGCTCAGCACCAGACGGTCTTTTGCCCAGATTATCTGCGATCGGATATTGAAGCCTGAGGCAATCAGGCTGTCCGCGACCGTGGTCGCGTGCAGTGCTCCATGCCAGACATAGGCGACGTCGCCGGGGAACAGCGCCCAGGCCTCGCGCCAGTCAGCCCGGTCATCATTCAGCACCTTTCCGGTGCGCTTGGTCGCAGCAGCACCTGCCTTGTTCCGCCAGCCGGGATCGTATTCGACACCGTAGGGCGGATCGGTGACCATCAGCAGCGGCTTCACATCACCCAGCAGGCGTTCCACATCGGTGGCCACGGTCGCATCACCGCAGAGCAGCCGATGCTTGCCGAGCACCCAGAGATCGCCGGGTCGGCTGATCGGGGTTTCAGGCGGTTCGGGAACATCGTCCTCGCCCTCGCGGGAGGCGGCTTCAGGATCGACCCCTTCCGCCAACAGCGCCTCGAGTTCAGCGTCATCAAACCCGATCAGGGACAGGTCGAAATCCTCGGCCAGAAGATCGTTCAGTTCTGCCGACAGCAGCGCCTCATCCCATGTCCCGAGTTCGGTCAGCTTGTTGTCCGCGATCCGGTAGGCCCGACGTTGAGCCTCGGTCAGATGCCCAAGTACGATCACCGGCGCATCGGTCAGCCCGAGTTGCGTGGCGGCCAGCACCCGACCGTGTCCCGCGATCAGTTCGCCGTCGTCAGCCACGAGGCACGGCACAGTCCAGCCGAACTCGGCCATGCTGGCCGCAATCTTCGCAACCTGATCTGCGCCGTGCTGCTTCGCGTTTTTGGCATAAGGCTGCAATTGACTGATCGGCCGCATTTCGATGCGGTCGGGAGCAAAGGCGAGGGTCATGAGTTGCGTCCTGTTGCAGGATTGGCTGGCTTCCGGGGTGGACTCCGGTTGCGGAATCCATGGTGGATTCTACTGGCTTCAAGCTGGACTCCGGAGTCCAGGGTATCCACCCCGGAGTCCACCAGACAAGTGACTGTTTTATTGCGCTATTTCAGGGTTTCAGGGTGGATTCCACGACGGGTGGACTCCCAAAAAAATCGCTCTGACGCTAGCGATGTGCCGCGCTGCGCCCGCCAGCATACGAAGTGCACAGAAAGGAACCGTGAAATCAATGACTTAGCGGGTGGCGGAGATGGTTTTTCCGGTCAACCGGTCACCGTTTGCCCGGGGTCGAA